GTGCGGTTACCGGTAAAGGTGCCGATATCCTCATTATCGACGATCCGCATTCCGAGCAGGAAGCGGCGCTAGCAGAAGTTAACCCTGACATCTACGACAAGACCTATGAGTGGTATACCTCAGGTCCTCGCCAGCGCTTGCAGCCGGGCGGTTCCATCATCGTTGTGATGACGCGATGGTCCAAGAGGGACCTGACCGGTGAAATCCTTAAAGCAGCAGCGCAGCGTGACGGTGACGAGTGGGAAGTCATCGAGTTTCCGGCCATCCTGCCTACAGGCAATCCGCTGTGGCCTCAGTTCTGGTCGTTGGACGAGCTAAGCAAGCTGAAGAACGAACTGCCGAACTCCAAGTGGATGGCGCAGTACCAGCAGAACCCGATCTCTGAGTCCGCGGCTATCGTGAAGCGCGAGTGGTGGCAGATATGGGAAGAGGACGAGCCGCCCAGCTGCGACTTTATTCTACAGAGCTGGGACACGGCGTTCGAGAAGACCCAGCGCGCCGACTATTCAGCGTGCACGACGTGGGGTGTATTCTACATCGAGGGCCCTGACGGGATGCCCCAAGCCAACATCATCTTACTCAATGCCTTCCGGGACCGACTAGAGTTTCCGGAGCTGAAGAGAGTCGCAGTAGAGGAATATAAAGAGTGGGAACCGGACAGCATAATCATCGAGAAGAAGGCTTCCGGTGCACCTTTGATCTACGAGATGAGGGCCATGGGGATACCGGTACAAGAGTTTACACCTACACGGGGGAACGACAAAATCTCCCGATTGAATGCTGTGAGCGACCTGTTTGCCTCTGGACGGGTATGGGCACCTGCGACTCGGTGGGCCGAAGAGGTGGTGGACGAAGTCGCTGAGTTCCCTGCGGGGTCACACGATGACTATACCGATACTGTATCTATGGCGATGATGAGGTTCCGCCGCGGCGGATTTGTAGGGACTAACCTAGATGAGCCAGAACCCGTGCGATACTTCAAGTCCAGCCGAAACCAAGGCTACTACTAACCGTGAACATTCGGCCAAGTATAACAAGTCAGCAAAGGGCCGCGCACGCCAGTACCGGTGGAAGGAAAAGAACCCGAAACTGACTTGGTGTGTATCAACACGGTTTAACGCTAAACGAAGGGCCAAGAAGAAGGGTGTTCCGTTCGACTTGTCTGCACGCTATATATACGGCATACTACCCGATAGTTGCCCAGTATTCGGGACACCTTTTATATTTGCTGGGAATAAGGTACTAGGACCAGATAGCCCTTCGTTAGACCGTATTGATCCGGCAAAGGGGTACGTAGAGGGCAATTTACGCATACTTTCACTTAAGGCCAACCAGATAAAGAACGCATTTAACGCTGAAGACGTGATGCGAATGGCCCGGTGGCTAGAGGAACAGGGACAGTAATGGTCACGAATACACATAGTGAGGTCGAGTAAATGGCTGTCGAGAAGTCCCTTAACCCCGCTCCGATGGGCCTGAACCTCGCTGAGATGGAAGAAGGGCTTGAGCCTGACATCGAGATCGAGATCGAGGACCCGGAGAGCGTCACCATCGGCATGGGTGACATGGAGATCGAGATTGATCCCGAGGCGGACGACGATTTCTCGAATAACCTCGCAGAAGAGCTCGATGAAGGCATGTTGACGGAGCTCGCTGGCGAACTGCTGAGCGACTACGAGGACGATCTTAGCAGCCGCAAGGACTGGATTCAGACTTACGTCGATGGGCTCGAGCTTTTGGGCCTGAAGGTAGAGGATCGGACCGAGCCGTGGCCCGGAGCCTGTGGTGTTTACCACCCGCTGCTCTCTGAAGCGCTGGTTAAGTTCCAAGCTGAGACCATGATGGAGACGTTCCCGGCCCAAGGGCCAGTGCGGACGCAGATTATCGGTAAGGAAACGACCGAGACCCGTGACGCTGCCATGCGCGTGCAGGTCAACATGAATTACGAGCTCACGGACCACATGAATGAGTACCGTCCTGAGCATGAGCGGATGCTGTGGGGCCTCGGCCTGTCGGGTAACGCCTTTAAGAAGGTGTATTTCGACCCCAACCTCGACCGTCCGACGGCTATGTACATCCCAGCTGAGGATGTCGTCGTTCCTTACGGTGCTAGCAACCTAGAAACTGCGGAGCGTGTTACACACGTAATGCGCAAGACTCCGAACGAGCTGAGGAAGCTGCAGGCCGCGGGGTTTTACCGCGACATTGACATGCCGGAGCCCACGGATACCTTCGACGAGATCGAGAAGGCTATCGCTGAGAAGATGGGCTTCCGTGCGTCGTCTGACGACCGCTACAAGCTGCTTGAGATGCACGTTGACCTCGTAATTGAGGACGACGAATACGCCAAGGAAGAGGCTGAGGACGGCATTGCCGTGCCTTATGTGGTGACCATCGACAAGGGCACGCAGAATATCCTCTCTATCCGCCGGAACTGGGAACCAGATGCCAAACGCAAAGCAAAGCGCAACCACTTCGTACACTACTCGTATGTTCCGGGTTTTGGGTTCTACGCTTTCGGCCTTATTCATCTCGTCGGCGCTTTTGCTAAGTCTGGCACCAGCCTTATTCGCCAGCTTGTTGATGCTGGCACACTCAGTAATCTCCCGGGCGGTTTCAAGACTAAGGGGCTAAGGGTCAAGGGCGACGATACGCCTATTGCACCTGCTGAATGGCGTGACGTCGATGTGTCGTCGGGCACGATGCGCGATAACATCATGCCGCTCCCGTATAAGGAGCCTAGCCAAGTCCTATACAACCTCCTTGGCACCATCGTAGAGGAAGGCCGTCGCTTCGCCTCCGCTGCGGACATGAAGATCAGTGATATGTCGGGTCAGGCCCCTGTGGGCACGACGCTGGCTATCCTCGAGCGCACCCTGAAGGTTATGTCAGCGGTGCAGGCGCGCATCCACTACTCGATGCGCCAAGAGTTCAAGCTGTTAAAGGAAGTCATCCGTGAATACACGCCTGCAACGTATTCTTACGAGCCTGAAGACGGTGATCGCCGCGCTAAGCGGTCGGATTACGACTTGGTTGAAGTCATTCCGGTCAGCGACCCTAACGCGGCTACAATGGCTCAGAAAATTGTGCAGTACCAAGCTGTCATCCAGCTGGCTCAAGGTGCGCCGCAGCTCTACAACCTGCCTTACCTACATCGCCAAATGCTTGAGGTGCTGGGACTAAAGAACGCCGAGAAGCTCGTCCCGATTGAGGACGATGAGGACCGCAAGCCCGCTGATCCGATTAGCGAGAACATGAACATCATCAATGGTAAGCCGGTCAAGGCGTTTATCTACCAAGACCACGCGGCCCACATTGCGGTCCATACTTCGGCTATGCAGGACCCCCAGATTGCGCAGATGATGGGTCAGAACCCTAACGCGCAGGCCATGATGGCAGCCATGCAGGCGCACATCGCAGAACACTTGGCCTTTGAGTACCGCCGTCAGATCGAAGAGATGGCTGGCGTACCGATCCCTGCACCTGACTCCGAGATGGATGAAAGCACGGAGATTGCAGTGTCCCGCCTCGCAGCTGCCGCGGCTCAGAAGCTCCTCGCCAAAAACCAAGGCGAAGCAGCGCAGCAACAGGCTCAACAACAGGCGCAAGACCCAATCCTGCAGATGCAGCAACAAGAGCTGCAGATTAAGCAGATGGAAGCTCAGACCAAGCAGCAGAAGCTGATGATCGACGCTGCCGCAAAACAAGACCAACTGGAAATCGAGCGCGAGCGCATCGCCGCCCAGAAGGAAATCGCTGGCCTACAGGTCGGCGCAAAGATTGCTACGGACAAGGCAAACCTGTCTTCGAAGGAGCAACTCGAGGGGCTGAAGATGGGCGTAGAAATTGCCCGCGAAGCTTCAGCACCTGCAAAGCAACCCCCTGTTTCCCAACCCCCAATGCCTAAGGAGTAATAATGGATGACGACGTCCTAAAGTATCTTTCACGGAAGATACAAGAAGAGCTTAAAATCATCGAGAACGACATGGCTCTTGGCCGTGCCGAAGACTTCGGTGCCTATAAGTATGCCTGCGGCATTTACCGCGGGTTGTTAGTCGCAAACGGGCTCATTGCTGATCTCGCACAACGTATGGATACAGAAGATGACTGATATTATTGGTGCGGCCAAACCCGCGCTGGTTGATCTCGCCGGTAAGCCCATCCCCAAGGTTGGCGCTGCCCCCGAACTACCGCTCGAAGAACGAGCTAAGCAACTCCCCACCCCCTCAGGCTATCGAATCCTGTGTGCTATTCCGCACGTAGAGGAGAAGACTGAAGGCGGCATCTTTAAAGCCGATATCACCATGCAGCACGAAGAACTGCTTACCACGGTTCTGTACGTCATGAAGATCGGCCCAGATGCTTATGGAGACCCCACTCGGTTCCCCAGTGGTCCGTGGTGCCAAGAGGGTGATTTCATCCTTGTGCGCCCCCATGCAGGTACTCGAGTAAAGATTCATGGCCGTGAGTTCCGGATCATCAATGATGACTCGGTCGAAGCAGTTGTGGAAGACCCGCGCGGCGTAAGCCGAGCATAACGCTTAACGGGAGCGTTTCCCGTACATAGGAGAAGTACCATGGCGAGTAAGCCTGACGATGATTTCGAGTTCGAGATCGAGAATGAAGATACCCCTGTTTCTGACATCCAAGTAGAAGACGATACTCCCGAGCAGGACCGTGGGCGCGAGCCTATGCCTAAGGAGATTGTCGAAGAGCTCGAGGCAGACGAGCTGGAGGAGTACTCCGACAAGGTAAAGACCCGTCTTAAGCAAATGAAGAAGGTGTGGCACGACGAGCGCCGCGCCAAGGAGCAGGCACTCCGGGAGCAGCAAGAAGCTATCTCGGCTACCCAGCGCCTGCTTGACGAGAACCGTAAGCTTAAGAACACCCTTACCAAGGGTGAAGAGTCTCTGCTGTATAGCTACAAGCAGAGCGCAGAATACGAGACTGAAGCTGCCCGCCGGGCGTACCGCGAAGCCTATGAAGCTGGAGATACTGATAAAGTACTCGAGGCTCAGGAAAAGCTTAGCGCTGCTAACTATAAGCTACAACAGATCAATAATTACCGGCCTGCTTTACAACCGGAAGAAAAAGCAGTAGAATACGAAGCACAGCCTGTTACTGTACCTAAACCGGATACTAAAACCCTTGCGTGGCAAGAGCGCAATACTTGGTATGGTTCCGATACGGAGATGACAGCGGCGGCTCTCGGGCTTCATCAGAAGCTCGTTACTGAACGTGGTCCGCAATATGCGGGCACCGACGAATATTGGGCGACCGTAGACAAAACTATGAGCCGTCGATTCCCTGAATATTTTGGGGAAGCACTTGAAGCTGATACCGGCGATACCAGAGAAATCGCGCGGAAGAGGAACGTCGTAGCTCCAGCCTCACGCAGTCGATCCCCCAGAAAGATCGTGCTGAAGCAGTCACAGCTGGCACTAGCCAAGAAGTTGGGATTGACCCCCGAGCAGTATGCCCGGGAACTCGTGAAGACGGAGAATTAATATGACACAGATTACTCGTACCCCGCGCGAAACTACTACCCGCCAAACCAGCGAACGACCGACCTCTTGGCAGCCTGCATCCACGCTGCCGGAACCAGATCGGGAACCCGGATATACCTATCGGTGGATTCGTGTTTCAACGCTCGGTAAGGCCGATGCCCGCAACGTATCTTCCAAGATGCGCGAAGGGTGGGAACCGGTACGCATCGAAGAACAACCTAAGTTCCAGATGCTGACTGACCCGGATAGCCGCTTCAAGGACAACATCGAAGTGCAGGGACTGTTGCTCTGCAAAACTCCACATGAGTTTATGGTTCAGCGCAAGGAATACTTCGCTAACAAGAACCGGTCTCAGATGGAGTCAGTGGACAACAACTTCATGCGCGAAAGCGATGCTCGTATGCCCCTCTTCCGAGAGAAAAGGTCTACGACATCATTTGGCAAAGGCAAGTAAGCTAGGAGCTTATTAAATGGCATATCCTTCTGTGTCAGCCCCCTACGGGCTGATTCCGATCAATCTGATCGGTGGGCAGGTTTTTGCTGGTGCTACTCGTCAGATTCCGATTGCTACCAACTCTTCGACGGCCATCTTCTATGGTGACGTTGTTAAGCTGGCAGACACCGGTACTCTGGCGAAGGACACTGGCACGAGCGCTGCTACTCCTGTCGGCGTTTTCCTTGGTTGCTCGTACACCGATCCGACCTTTGGTAAGACGTTCCGTCAGTACTACCCCGGTACCACGAACATCACCGACGTCATGGCCTATGTGCAGGATGACCCGGACGCTCTGTTCAAGGTTGCTGTGGTGACCGCCTTCAACAGCACCACCATCGGCTACGTGAACCGTACCGCTGTTGGTAACAACGCTGTGTTGGCTCAGAACACTGGCTCGACCATCACGGGTAACTCCGCGGTGGCCATCGACGATACCACCAACACCACTTCGACGTGGCCGGTTCGTATTATTGATGTTGTCCCCGAAACCGCTCTGGCAGGTAACCCCGGTTCTTACACCGAAGTTGTCGTCAAGTGGAATCAGGGTATGCACCAGTACCTCAACCCCACTGGCGTATAAGGAGATTTGAACAATGGCAATTTCACGCGCACAGCTTCTTAAGGAGCTCTTGCCCGGCCTGAACGCCCTGTTCGGTCTGGAATACGCCCGCTACGGCGAAGAGCACAAGGAAATCTTCGAAACGGAGAG